CGAATTTGCAGCTAAAGCGTGTCCTTGCTTTAAGGTATCTGAGAAGTTTGAACATTTGATAGGATGAAAAAGTTTACAGAGATTTTTAAAAACACGAACGACTACAACGAGAAAACCGTGATCGGTTTTTTATCGTTTGCTATTATGGTTGTTGTTATGGCAATAGACGTAATTACTGGCTTTTTCAACAATCATCTGCCTATTAACGATTTTGTATATAACAGCTTTTTGATCGTAACTCTAGGAAGCTTTGGTATTGCAGGTCTAGAGAAATTCGCTAAGAAATGACCGAGACAGATATTAAAGTATTTTTAATGAATGCGAGTACCTTCGCAATATCCTTCTCTCAGATTGAGATGGCTTTAAAGATTGCTCTATTGCTTATTACGATTGGGTACACGGCCCAGCGTTGGTATATAATGTATAATAAAAATAAGTGATGAAACACGTACAAGTATTTTGGCTTTGGATTAAGGAGACTAATAAGCGTTTTTGGGCTTACTGGTTTGGCTTTACTGAATTAGACAATGACGTTCTTGCAGCGTATGCTAAAGCAAGAAGCAGATACAGAAACGTAGTAAAAGCAGCTAAAGGAAAATAATGAACGATACAGACTTTGGATTCTCGAATGACTTCGAGGACTTCGTTAATGAGTTAGAAAACAAGGAGCAGCCTAGCTGCAACCTAGAAAACCCAGAAGAGTGTGAAGCGTGTGGTAGCTAGATGGGTAGGAAGAACAATAGGGGCAGGGATAATCACCCTGCTCTTCGTGTCTTGTGGTGCGAAGTATCACCTAAATCGTGCGATTGCAAAAGATCCGAGCCTTGTGCAAAAGCAAGAGGTAAGGATAGACACAGTAGTAATAACGGAAACAAAGGCTCTTAGAGATACTTTCGTACTCGAAAGGATAGATACCATCACTTTAGAGAGAAATGGCGTTAGAGTGCGTTTAAAACGCTCCTATGACACTATTATGGTAGAAGCTGAATGTCTACCTGATACTATACGCATTGAAAAGGAAATTTATGTACCAAAAGTTGTGTATCAAGAAAAAACGACTACCTTTGACTTAGTTAAGCTTATATTAGTTATATTAACTATAATAAGTTTAATAGCTTTCTTTAGAAAGCTATATAAACTAAACTAAATGGGAATAGTAGACACACTCTTAGCAATAGATACTTCAATTCACGCTAACTTCAACGATGTCTCGGCAACAGCCGAGCAAAAAGAAAGCATAAGAAGTATAAGTAGACACATTTATATGCTGATCGGTAAGTACGATATTGAGAAAAGTGAACGTTTGTTAGATGCAATGGACTGATGAAATTGAAATTACCCTCGGGAAAGTTCCTTCTCTTAACGCCTTTTACTCCAGCCGCCATTGGAGTTATAGAAAACAGCAGAAGGATAAATGGAAGCAAGAAATTGAAAACGAACTTAACCGCTATGATGTTGTTTCTTACACAGCTGCGAAAGTCCATATCCGCTGCAACTATCGTTATGATCTCGATAATAGCATTATGGTTTCAAAGTTTACTTGTGATAGCTTGGTTGATCTTGGATTTCTCGCTAACGATTCCCCTAAATATATTGGAGAGATTAAACTCACGTTTGATAGCTCGATTACAAAAGATACTGCAATAGTTAAAATATATCTACGTTAGTTCCCTTTGTAGATTAGTTGGTTGGATAACCCCACTTCGGTGGGGTTATCTTTTTTTTTTTGCTTTATTGAAAAGTTTTTTTTACTATTGCTTTGTATAACCAACTAAAAGTAATGTGAAAAACGAACTAATTGAACTCTATGAGGCTCGTATCGAAGCCTTAGAAACTGAACTGAAGCACACTCGTAATTGGATCTACCGACACGTTGAGGTAAATTCTAATTGGACTCCAGAGTTTGTTCAGAACTCCATTGATTACTACATTAAGGATCTAAACAAGAAGGAGCTATGATACTAACACCTACTCAAATAGATATTATGATCAATGACACAGATGCCTTAGCAGTATGGCATCTTCTTACCGAACAAGGCTTCAAGGAAGAAGCCGATTATGTAGAATCAAGATACTTTGAACTTTAATTAAAATTATATGAAAACAGCAACTATCAAGGACGTAATGTTCGAATCGAAGTGGAACGACTTCAACATTTACAAGCTATCGCTTGACAACGGTCAAAGCGGTTCAGTCTTTACTAAGACTTGGGAGCCGAAAGCCGGTGAGGAGTTCAACTACACCTATGACGTGGAGAAGTCTCGCTTCAAGCGTGTAAATCCTAATGGAAACTACTCAGGAGGTTCAGGTGGCTCAAACGCACCGACATCGGGGAGTTTTTCCAAAGACAAGCTTATCGTCCGTCAGGTGGCTTTAAAAGCAGCCGTAGAGTTCACAAGCGGTATGAACCTAAAAGCTAATCAAGTACTTCAAGTAGCGGAGATCTTCAATGATTGGGTGAACATTCAGCCAAGCATTCAACAGGAAACGCCTGAACCAGCTCCGGCTTCAGTGAGGGAGGAAGCAGATGATCTCCCCTTCTAAAAAAAAAACAACAGGTCGGGCTGATAACCCGACCTTTTTTTTTATACTTGACTATGGAAATGGAAGAAATGGATATTTTTTTGAAAGAACAGCTTTGGCGAAAAGATATGGCCTACAAGGAACTTGCAGGTGATTACTTCCGATTGCAATTAGAATATACTGAATTAAGGCAGCAGTATGAAATGATGCTGCTCCGACTAGATCTTGGGAACGACGATGAAGAATACGATTGATTATAGCAAACTACACGAAGATTTATTAGCTGTCCGAGAAGGACGAGTCAAAGAAGGCTACAAGTTTGGTCACGAAGCAATAGACGAATTCCTGCGCTTTAAACCTAAAAACTTTAACATAATACTTGGTCACGCTAACGTGGGTAAGACAAGCTTGACTATCTACCTTATGTTGGTGCTTTCATTAAAGCACGGCATCAAATGGTTGATATACTCAAGCGAGAATGAGCCGTACAGCATTATGAAAAAGCTGCTTGAGTATTACAGCGGTGAAGTTCTTGAAAGGATGTCTATGGCTAAATTTGAAACCAGCCTACTTTACCTTCAGCAATTCTTTACCATTATGGACATTAGCGAACTGCTGACCTACAAAACTCTGTTAGATCGCGCACAAGAGATATACGATGAGTCTCCCTATCAAGGCTTCCTCATAGATCCGTACAACTCTCTAGCAAAGGATAAGGATGCCCTTTCAGGGCTTACCGGCCACGACTACGATTACCTTGCCTCAACTATGATGCGTATGTTTTGCTCTAAAAACAACGTAAGTATATGGCTGAATACTCACGCTGTTACCACAGCACTACGAACAATCAATAAGAAAGGACAGCTATACGAGGGCTTTCCTGCACCGCCTATGGCTGCGGACTCTGAGGGTGGCGGTAAGTGGGTAAACCGTGCTTCGGATTTTATGGTGATACATCGTTACTCGCAGCACCCTACGGATTGGATGTACTCTCATTTGCACGTAAGGAAGGTAAAGGAAATGGAGACTGGAGGTAGGCCAACACCAATGCAAGAGCCTATAGTGCTTAGAAGCCTTGCTGGGAACGTAGGGTTTACTATAGGGGGAACAAATCTAATCAAAGATCTAAGAGGAAATACAGAACAACTAACTACAGATTTATAATGAAAGAGATGAAGAAGCACACTAAAATCTATATGGAGTACTTTAACTATGGCCTTGAGGACTTCATACCTTGTGAGGTATGTGGTTCTAAAGCTGTAGACATACACCATATCGAGGCACGAGGTATGGGTGGCTCAAAAAGTGCAGATACGATTGAGAACCTAATGGCTGTTTGCAGATCCTGTCACGTGAAGTATGGGGACGTGCCCAGCAAGAAGGAATGGCTCAAGAAAATACATAACAGACTATTATGATTGCAATCGAATATCAAATATCAATTCAGAATATATGGGATAATGCCGTAGCTGAGTATGACATTAAATCAACACGTGAAAGGATGAACGTAATATACCGCCACGCTTTCTTTGTTGCTTGTATGGACAACACCACGCTATCTCAGAAGTCTATTGGTAATATAGTCAATCGAGATCACGCCACGGTAATACACGCAAGAAAGAACCATAATTGGAATCTACTAAAAGAACCAAGATATACGGATGCCTATCGTTACTTTAGTGAATTGCTGTCTAAGACATCATCGCAACACGATGATATTGTACGAGACATTCTTGAAAAGGAAAAGCTACGCATTCCGGATCGGAATATGATTTCCAGCTATACGGAAATCTATGAGAACAAAATAAAGCGATTAGAGACTAAATATACTTCGGAGCTAGAAACTCTCCGGTATGAGAACAAAACACTCCGAAAAGGCTTTAAAGATCAATGTGAAAGAAATGAGCGACTTAATGCTGAATGTTTAAGATTAAAAAACCTACTATGAAACAAATGGAACAATTCCTTCGCATAGCGAAGGCAAGACTAAATCAAAAGTACAGCTACAAAAAACAGCGTGATGCTATTGCAGCCAAGATGTATGTCAGATGGCTAAAGCGACAAGATGAAACCTTTAACACCAAGAGAAATGAAAGACACGCTCATAGACTTAATGAATAGGGACTTAACTGATAACGGAATAGAAAATGATTAGTTTGATACTTCTTACCATAATGGTACTTTATATGCTGCGTAGGGAATACCTACGCTGCAAAGCAATAGAAAAAATACTGAAAAGATATGAAAGAACACAAACCGAACAGGAGGCAAAGAAGGGCTATGCAACGCATAGGCAACAAGATCGCTGAAAAGATATTCAAACAAAAAGCAATTAAAAAAGTAGAGAAAGATGCATAAGTATTTTGACATAGAACTATTCGGATGGAATAGGATACAAGAGAAGTGGTGGAATGTAACAATCTTAAGAGTGGCTTCAGGGAATTGGAGTTGGCATTTATTTATGATTGAGGAGAATCTAGATGAGTGTTTTGTGGAGTGGTTTAAATTCAACATCAACAAATGAATCAAGCAGGATCTGATCTCACATTAGTGAACAAGAATAATTATTACAAACTGCTTGAGATCATGATCCAATTAGATCAGAGAAATAAACTTGCTCCTCATGAGAGGGAGTTTTTGCGTAACTTAGTTGATTATTAATGGGTTCTATAATTATGGAAAGAGTAGATATTAAGCAGGTAAGACCAAATCCTGATAACCCTAGATTCATCAAGGGGAATAAATTTGAGAAGTTAGTGAAGAGCATCAAGGAATTTCCAGAGATGTTAGATCTACGACCTATAGTAGTGAATCAGGATATGATCGTACTAGGAGGGAATATGAGATTAAAGGCTTGTGAGGAA